AGAGTTAACATATGTACTGCCGAAAGGCAAATCACCGAAAATCGGGAGGAAAACATATGATAATTGAATTTCATCTTGCAGGAGAAAATCGAAAGAAACTGGCATGGGCGATAGCCACGATCATTGGAACAACGGCAGAATATCAGTATATGCCCACCTGTACTTACAAAATCGGGGAATGCTACACCGTTACCAAAGCAGGTGATCTGGAAATCAGTGACCAAGCCGACCATAAGGAAACAGAACGGCTTCTTGCCGAACTGGCAAATCAGGGCTATGCTGTTCCGGACACCACAGAACCGGAATCCAAGGGCTTGACGGTACAGATGCCAGCCGATTTCTTCACGGAGCATACGCTCGGTAATCTCCGGCAGATCTGCGAAAACAAGGCTGCCCTTTTTCATGCTGCTTTTCAAACCGACTGTTTGGACATCATTTCGTCTGATGAAAAGGTGGAATTCCCTTGGTTTACAGTCGAACAGGATGGTGATGCAGATGCCTACTGCACCTTCATTTCCATGCTCTGCGAATTTGCCAAGAACCAGAGCCGCATCAACCGCAAGCCGGATACCTCCGACAATCCCAAGTACACCATGCGGTGTTTCCTGATTCGTCTGGGAATGGTGGGTGCAGAATTCAAGGCAGCAAGAAAAGTCATTCTTCGCAATCTCACAGGCAATTCCGCATTCAGAAAGGTTGGTGATACTAATGCAGTTTCCGAGTAAGTCTTATCTGGAACAGCTGCGAAAAAAGTACCCTGTCGGAACAAAATTACAGCTGATTTCTATGCGAAATGAAAAATATCTGGTTCTTCCCGGAACAGTCGGTGAGGTCACGCACATTGATGATGCGGGCAGCATTCATATGCGGTGGGAAAACGGTTCTTCCCTTGCTCTGATTCCCGAAATCGACAGTTTCCAGACCGTATCCAAGGCGAAAAAATAAGGCGGCACCTCCTCCATTGTACGGTATGTTACCATACAATCGCAAGAATTGCAAGAGTGTATTCTACACAATCTTTTGCCCGCATTTTCTGTAGATTTAGCCACTTGCTATCTCCTCCGTTTAGAGTTAATATGGTTACAACGAAACGGGAAAAAAACCGAAATTACGGATGCCCTGAGCCGAGGCAGGATGCTGCCCGAGGCGAATGGGTATGCCGACATAGGATTTGAGGAGGCTGGAAAACACTATGAACGCTAAAACAGAAAGACAGATTGAAAACCTGAAAAAGCAGACCATCGGCGTGGAGATTGAGATGAACCACATCACCAGAAAGAACGCTGCAAAGCTCGCAGCCGACTTTTTCGGAACGGGACGCTACGAGGATACAGCACGCCGAAACGGCTACTACACTTGGTCGGCTTGGGATGACTTAGGCAGGGAGTGGAAATTCCAAAGGGACGTCAGCATTGCCGGAGCGGACAGCGAAAAGTGCGAACTGGTAACGCCGATTCTGCACTACGAGGACATTGAAATCTTGCAGGAACTGGTACGCCGATTGCGGAAAGCCGGAGCAATTTCCCACGCCGGAGTTGGTGCAGGCGTTCACATCCACATCGGAGCGAATGGGCACACACCGCAAACCCTGCGAAACCTCGCCAACATCATGGCAAGCCACGAATCCTTGCTTGCCGAGGCTTTGAAACTCGATACCAATCGGAGCGACATTATTGCCGAACGATTGACCCGAACTTTTTGGAGCAAGTCAATCGGAAAAGACCTCGCACGATGGCACAATTCGCCGACATCTGGTACACCTCGCAAGGACAGGATTGCGGCAGAAATCAACACTACAACAACAGCCGATACCATATGTTAAACTACCATGCGACCTTTACCAAAGGTACGATTGAGTTCCGATTGTTCCAATTCGACCGACCGGAAAACGGTAAAAAGAATGGCTTGCACGCCGGGCAATTGAAAAGTTACATTCAGCTTTGCTTGGCACTTTCGGAACTTGCAAAGGAGCTGCGAACGGCAAGCCCAAAACCCCAGCAGCACGAGAATCCGAAATTCGCCATGCGAACATGGCTGATTCGGCTGGGATTAGTTGGCGAGGAATTCGCCACCGCCAGAAACTTTCTCACCAAAAACCTCTCCGGAAACTCCGCATGGAGATTTGGCAACTAAGAGACATAGCCTTATGCCTCCCCATTCGACCGCTTCGGCGGTCTTGTGGTGGTAGAAGGGTAAGCCTCTAGCGGCAAAAACAAAGCCTTTCGGAAAGGATTTTTTCTATGAAACGATTTTACATCGCCTACGGTTCGAATCTCAACGTTCGGCAAATGCGGATGCGTTGTCCGGATGCAGTAATCATCGGGACGGCATTCATTCCCGATTATCGGCTGCTGTTCAAGGGCAGCAAATCCGGCAACTACCTCACCATCGAACCGCATTCCGGCAGTCGAGTGCCTGTGGCAGTCTGGGCTGTTTCGGCACGAGATGAACGGAATCTTGACCGATACGAGGGCTTTCCGGATTTCTACTACAAGAAAGGTTTTTCGCTGGACGTGAAACAATCGGAAAGCAGAAAAATCTGCAAGCTGACGGCGTTTGCCTACATCATGCACGAGGAACGAAAGTTAGGATTGCCGAGTACCTCATATCTCCAAACTTGCGGTACGGGATACCGTGACTTCGGTTTTGATTTGCAATATTTGCTGGATGCGATGGATGCCAGCCGAAAGGTGGTGCAGTAAGATGGAGAAAAAGATTTGCCCAATTTGCGGAAATCCCTACACCGGACATCCGGCACTTTCCAGAACCGATGACAAAACGGAAATCTGCTCGGATTGTGGTATCAGGCAGTCGCTGCAAAGCATCGGGATTTCGCCGGAGGAACAGGAAAAAATCCTGTCGATTATCCATAGGCCGCAGTCCAATCTTGGTGCGACACTCCTTCGCTTTCGGGCAGAATCCTGCCTCAAGCTCGGTCGCCATACGGATTCTGGGGAGGAAAAGTAAATGCGTGTTTTGATAATTGAGCCAAGGAAATGTCCCCATGTTGCCGAGATTGACGGCTCTTTGAAATCCATGCAAGAGATAGTCGGCGGTCATATCGAAGCCATCTGTCCATTTGCGGACAAGGTGGCGATTGTTTGCGATGAGGAATCAAAATTAAAAAGTGATACGGAATGGAATCGATTGATACCGGAATGCAACGATGTCATCAAGGGTACGTTTTTCATCTGCGGAGTTGATGGTGCGGAATTTACCGACCTATCGCCGGAACTAGCGGAAAAATACCGGAATTATTTCCGATATCCTCCCATTCGGATTGACGAGAACGGCAGCATTCACGTTATCGACTGATTTTTCGATTCCTTGCCCACAAAAGCCTCCACGTTTCGGCGTGTGGGGCTTTTGCTTGTACTGCGGAAAACTATCGCTTTGCATCTGCAAGCCAACACGTGCGAACGTGGCGATTCCGTTTTTTCTTGGTGTATCATACACAAATATCTCGCACGGATATGGCTGTATATTCTGGTACTTTAGCCGCTTGATAAGTCTCCGAAAAAGAGTTATTATGTGACACAACGGAACGGCAAAGCCGACCGAATTACGATTTTTTGGAGGAACTTATCATGAAGGAAATCAAGATTTACAACACGCTGAAGGTTGTCGCTGCATCGAATGAAACGGAGTTTTTGGTGGATGCCATGTCCTACGCAGATGAAATTGCAGAGGCAGTAGCCGAATACGATGACGGCGATTTGGCGAAGTATGCCGATGCTCGCAACGGCGACAGCTACTATAAAAAGCTGAAACGGATTCATGTTTCCGTTGAAATTTACAACCACGAGCTTTACGGCGTTGCAAATTGCACAGTGGCGGATGACTGGAACGAAACCGACACGGAACAGTTGAAAAGTTATTTGACCGGACAGTGGGCAGATGGGTTTGGCGAGGGACTGGAGCAGCAAGATGTGGCTGCCTTCACCGAGTTGGAATCCTACGAAGAGTACGATGAGGAGAATGACGAATTTTATGAATCCGAATGCGAGGTTTCCTACTACGTGACCGTCAGCTTTTGGCAGGATAAAAACTACCGCATTTTGACAGAAAAAGAGTTGAAAGTATCGCTTTGCAGCTGCAAGCCCACACGTGCGAACGTGGCGACTCCGTTTTTCCTTGGTGTATATTACACAAATACCTCGCTCGGATATAGCTGTATATTCTGGTACTTTAGCCGCTTGCTATACGCCGAAAGGTATGGTAATATACAGTTACCGAAAGGGGTGCGGGTGTCCGGTGGACACCTCTGCGAAGCAGAAGCACCGACCGAGGCGACAGCCGAGACAACAACCAAAAAAACGGAGGAAAAACACAATGGTAGCATACGGAATCGCAAAGGCAAGAGCAAAGGCAAACAGAACGGACTGGAACGAAAGAACCGAAATCACAAAGGCGGTCATCACTTGGTTTGATGCGGACTACGAATACGAGCTGGAGATTGAAAACGAGGACAGGATGGACAACGAGGAATTCACCGCATGGGTTGAGGAAAACGCAGAAAGCCTTGCAAAGGCAGATGCCGAGGAAAACGGAACGACCTTTGAGGAAATCGACAGCATCGACTTTACGGAAAAGGAAATCGATGATGATGCCCTTTTCGATGAGGAGTACGAAAACGCCTGCGAATTTGAATGGGAGTGCCAGACCGGACGGTAACCCAAAACCCACAATCCAAGACCAAAGCCCCGAAAGGGGCTGCGGCTCGTACAGCCGCTGTGTTGCCCCTGTCCGGCGTGGTTTTGTTTCCTCCAAGTGGTTTTCCCTTTCCCACAAACGCCCCACACAGGGCAACGTGGGGCTTGCTTTTTTGGTTGGTATCATACACAATTTTCTGCTTTCATCTTTGTGCAGAATATGCTGGAAATTTCGTTGACTTCCCCTTTGGTTTATGGTAATATACATCATGCCGAAAGGCAAAAACAACGAAAACTGGAGGAAAAAACAATGTGGACAGAAGGAACAATTCAGGTAGGAAAAAGCATTTTTCACTACTGGGTGAAACATTACGAGGAGCCTTCCACTTTTGGATATGAGGAAGGCAGAGCCTCGAAAATCTCCCTGCGGCGGAATGGCAAAACGGTGTTCAATTTCGACCGGGGCATGGATATTCCGCCGGAGGATGAGGAAACCGAAACTGCACTGGCGATCCTGCTGAAACAGTACAACTGATTTTTCCAAAACCGAATCCCACAAGCCGGAGCCGAAAGGCTCTGGCGGTCGTACACCTGATTTTTGTTCGTGTATGGTACACAAGAAAACGTAGAAATTTCGACGTTTTTTCTGCCCATTTAGCCGCTTGCTATTCTTGAATTTGTATGGTAATATGGTTACAATGGGAACGGAATCTCGATTACAAAACTGCCCCTTGAGGGCATTAAAATAAATGATGCAGACTTGCTTTTTGGCAGGTCTTTTTTATTGGGGGGTGAGAACAATAGCAAGATTTAAACCGACCCGTTTTATGGCGGAGGATTCCAAGTATAACAAAAAGGCGGCAGACTATGCCGTCTCTTTTATTGAATGCCTCAGCCACACCAAAGGCACCTGGGCAGGGAAGGAATTTGAACTGCTGGACTGGCAGGAACAGATAATCCGTGACCTGTTTGGGGTTCTGAAACCGAACGGCTATCGGCAATTCAACACTGCCTACATTGAAATTCCGAAGAAAAATGGTAAGTCGGAACTTGCCGCCGCTGTTGCACTTTTGCTTACCTGTGGCGACGGTGAGGAAAGAGCTGAAGTTTACGGTTGTGCCGCCGACCGTCAACAGGCTGCCATTGTATTTGATGTGGCGGCGGATATGGTGCGGATGTGCCCTGCCCTTTCCAAGCGAGTGAAGATTCTGACCTCACAAAAACGCATCGTGTACATTCCTACAAACAGCTTTTATCAGGTGCTTTCCGCCGAGGCATACAGCAAACACGGCTTCAATATCCACGGGGTTGTGTTTGATGAGCTTCATACGCAGCCGAACCGAAAGCTCTTTGATGTCATGACCAAAGGTTCCGGTGATGCCAGAATGCAGCCGCTTTACTTTCTTATCACCACGGCAGGAACAGATACAAATTCTATTTGCTATGAAGTACATCAGAAAGCAAAAGATATTCTGGAAGGCAGAAAACATGATCCGACTTTCTATCCGGTTATCTATGGTGCAGATGAATCAGAGGACTGGACGGATCCGAAGGTTTGGAAAAAAGCAAATCCAAGTCTGGACAAAACCATCGGAATGGATAAGGTGGTGGCTGCGTGTAATTCTGCAAAGGAAACTCCCGGCGAGGAAAATGCGTTTCGGCAGCTAAGACTCAATCAATGGGTAAAACAGGCAGTGCGTTGGATGCCGATGGAGAAATGGGATAAATGCAAGGTTACTTTTGATGAAGAGATACTTGACGGGCGTGTTTGCTATGGTGGACTTGACCTTTCCTCTACAACGGATATTACAGCTTTTGTCTTGGTATTTCCTCCAACAGAAGACGATGAACATTATTACATTTTGCCTTACTTCTGGCTGCCGGAAGAAACATTGCCACTTAGAGTAAGACGTGACCACGTTCCATATGATATATGGGAACGGCAAGGCTACTTGAAAACCACTGAGGGAAATGTTGTCCATTATGGTTTTATCGAGAACTTCATCGATGAACTGGGGCAGAAATTTCACATCAAAGAAATAGCATTTGACCGCTGGGGTGCAGTGCAGATGTCACAGAATCTGGAGGGACTTGGATTCACGATGGTACAATTCGGGCAAGGCTACAAAGATATGTCACCACCGACCAAAGAACTGATGAAGCTGACCTTGGAACAGACGCTTGCACACAACGGACATCCTGTTTTGAGGTGGATGATGGACAACATCTTCATTCGCCGTGACCCTGCCGGAAACATCAAGCCGGACAAAGAAAAATCCACAG